TCCAGATGTTTGATATAAACCAACATTAAAAGTACAACTTCCACCGAAAGTGTCTGTGGCAATTTTAATTGATGGAATAGATGCGTTACTTGGAATCTGTGCAAGCATGACAATATCATTGTCAGTACTGTCACCAGCAACCAATTCTAATGTTCCCTGTGCAACACGCTTCACGCCATGGTACAAAGATGCAGGGTTAATTACAGGAGGACTAGCTTCAAAGTTAGCTACCAGATCTGAATTTTTAGTAGTCATAATCTATCTCCCTTACGCTGATTCATCACAATCGATTTGCACAATCTTAGATTCTTCCATGCGTGTAGCTCCAACACTCATGCAATAATAAACTTGAGTAGCATAACCTTTGTCTGCTCTCTCATCTATTCTTGCTGATACGTCTTTACCTATGCCTAGAGCAATCCCATCCTCTGCCCATGCGAAACATGAACGGATGTTTGATGCAAGCGATAGTCTGTTTGTTACAATAAACTTGAAACCCATGAATGTATCTACATCACCCTGTACAAGAGCCTTAACTGTATTAAAGTCAGAACTTGTTACTGATGTTGTATTTAATAGAGCTTCAATCTGATTAGGACCAACTGCAATATATCTTGGTATTGATGGGTCAACGTCAGCTAAATCTAAAATCTTTTTAGCTTGAATTAACTTAGCAACAGACATATCTGCACTACCATTTGCAATCTGATTATCAGATGAAAAACCAGTAGTGGTTGAACCTGTTTCGCCTGTAAAAGCATTTCCAAGTGCAGCAGAAATGATAACATCATCCATAGCTCTACCCATTGCAGCAGCAGCTGCTTGTGCATAACTTGATGTTGGATCAATTAACATTCTGACTTTATCTTGGTCATCAATTAAATCGGCGTATTCATAGTCAGCTAAACTCACTCTACGTCTTGCGTGAGGTGTGTCTATCTGTGGAGTGTCGGCATGTCGACTGCTACGCAACTGAGCTGTAGCAACACCTACCTGATCGAAAAAAGCATTTTTCCCTGTGATATTCTCCACACGAACTGTGTCTCTTAGACGGCTTCCCATCTGTTGAGACAGCATCTGTACGTTAGCAGAATACTGTTGGACAAATGCTGTAGTTACTGATGTTGACATTTAAGTCTCCTAAGTAAAAGTTACATTTGATTTATTTACAGTGTGCTACCCTTTACGGACACTCCTAGAATTTTTAGCCGACTTTAGGCTATCGTCTATCCGATTGTCTTGAGGACTTGTTGCCAAGCTACCCTGCATAACCCATTCGTAATATATATCAGCAAGTTTGTTTGGATGCAACAAATCTCTTTGTGTTCCAAACTCAACTGCAAGCCGTAGACATTCCAAACGAATTTCTTGTGTAGGCGTTATTTCATTATCCATGAATAAATCCCATCAATTCTTGCATACGTTCAACAGCACGTTGTCTTCCTATAGGATCTTTCCTGTTCCAGTAGGCGTGTGTTTTATCGTTCATTATAGTATCAACTTCTTGTTGTGCCATTTGTGGTGTATAAGCTCTATTAGTAGCGTTATCACTAACAGTATCTTCACTTGTTACAGTAGATTTAAAATCTCCCATAGCAGCAAATGCCTTAATAAAAGCTGGATGATTACCTATTAATGTACCATCATCTAGTTTCATTTGTAATAAATCAGAGCCACCAAACTGTTCAACAATCTCTTTTGCAGCCGTAACCTTTTGCTCAAAAGCTGCTCCCCACTCTTTTTGTAGTTCTGCTGCTGTTTGTTCAGCTTGTTGTTCTGCTTGCTGTGCCAAACCTTCGCTTGTTTGTTGCACTGTGCTTTTATAATAATCTAACACACCTTGTGCTTGTTGTGGTGTAAGCCTTAAATTATGTGCAATATCTGCATATGCACTAGCAACTTCTTCAGTTATAACATTCCCATCAACAGGTAACTCGTAACCTTGTGGTGTTTCTGGTCTGCCTAACTTACTGTAAATGTTATCTAAATCTTCTTCTGTAGGATTTTTTGGCAACGGAACCTTATCGCTACCTATTAATCTCTGTGCATTTACATAACTCCTGGCTAAATTACCAACATCTTTTATTGGTGATAGACTAGGATGCTCCCTTAATTCTTCTGGTATCATTTCCATGAAACTGTTACCAGACCCACCTTGTGCAACTTCAGATGGAGTCTCCATAACTGTAGTTTGTACTGGTTCGGCTACCTGTTCAGCAACTTGCTCTGACATATTTACTCCTCTTTCATCATGTTGTATATGTGTAGTATGACTGCTCTTTTACCTTCTTCAAAGGCTGTAGCATTAGCATCTCCAGCTACATAACTTGAAGCACGCCAATTACAACGTATCTCCAAATCATTTAACACCTTTTTACCAGCGTTATCCCCAAACGTATCTTTATACATTACCTTGAGTTGTGCTATTTGCTCACTCATTTGCACCTACCATTCTTACTGCTTGAGCAGCTTGACCAACAGTAGCAACGTCTTCTTGCTCCATTTGTCTTTCCATTTGCTCTTGTTGCATCATTGCTTTTTGCTCTCTTTCCTCATCAACGACTGACTGTGGCTTTAATACTTTCTTTGGAACACCTAAAGCATCAGTTAAATAAGTAACCAATCCATCAGGATCTATATGATCTCCTACTGGCAGTTGCTGTGACAATGGCATCAATATTTCTAAGGCTCTCATCACACCATTAACAGAACTAGACTTTTGTGCTCTTGCAAGTGGTGATACATATTCAATATCAACATCTACCCCTTGTAAAACCTCTGGTGGTGTAGCAAGCATATCAGCACGCAACATTAAAGCAAACGCCCTGTCAATCAATGGTCTTAGCATTTCATTCATTAATCGACCAAGAACAGGACCTATAACTCTCATTCTTTCTTCTTGTCTCTGTATTACTTCTGTTGCTGTCATATTAGGCGTACTACCACTAAGTAGTTGGTCAACGAAGAAAGCAGAACGTATTGCTTGTCTTCGCTGTTCTTCCATGTTTAATCCAATAGGTATGTTAGCACCAGTTTGTAATGGTGTTATCGTATCTCTTGAGCCTGATCTGTAAAAGTTAAGACCTCCAGGCTGGGTTCTAATGGGGAGTAGAAACCCATCATCAGGTACTAATAGTGGAGGATCTATCATTTTCTGAGCTGCTTGTATGATTGTTTTTGACATTAGATTTAGCATCTTAACATCTGGCAACGCAACCATAGCTGGAGATCTACCCATCACTTCCCCAGTTGCCTTGAGAAAGCGTGGAACAACGTAAGGTAATTCTTGGAAGCCACTCTCTGCCAATATCATTTTTGTTTCCATGCAAATATACATAGACGCATATGGCATATTTTTATTATTAGCTTTAGTTGGATCTCTGTCTTTTCTTGGCATGACTGCATGTAGTATTGTCACATTCTCGTCTGGTTTTTTTTCAAATGTCCTAGCTATAAACGCACCAACATTATCAATACCAAATCTCTGCACAGCTTGCCTTGCAGGTAACTCATACTTTCTGAACACAGTATCAACAATACCATATTGATCTTCTGTTACATAAAATTCTGATATATGCCTTGTGCTAAAGCGTAATGTTTTGTCATCCATTTCAACAAACATACACCCAGTACCAAACACAACTAGGTCAACATACATCTCATGGACTTCTGTTTCAAAGTTAGACATGGTAAAAGCACGCATCATTCTTTGCGAGGAATCTTCTAACCATCTCTGTACTTCTTCATCTCTACCTAATTCTTCGTCTTTCATTGTCAAATGAAACCAAGGTGTAGCACCTGATGTAAGCATACCATGTAAACTAGATGATAATAAATCTACTGATTGTAGAGCTGTACCATCAAAGATAAGCTCCATTCTTTTTTCACCACGACTTCTTTTTTTAACTATGTCTGCTTTCCTTGGCAACATATAGTCAGCTAACTCTTGGTAATGATTATTCCAGTTGTCTCTTTGACCTTCAACATGTTGAAATCTAGCAACTATATCCTTGACATTCATCATAAGCTTATCCTAACAAAGTTGGTGTGCCACCTGATCCACTCATACTGGTAGACGTTTCTCCTAAGTTACCAGCAACAATCGTACTGCCACGACCTCTACGTTTTTTTCTTTCTGTTGTTTCAGCTTCAGCAGATAAAGCAGCAGCCTTTTCATAATCAGCTTTGGCAGGTTCTTCTGGAACTGGTGGTGGTGGTGGAACATATACTTTAGGTTTTAGGAATGACATTGTTATCTCCTACGTTACTGATCTTTTTGACGCTGGTCTAGTTGTTACACCATAGCCTTCCATGATAGTACCACCTTGCCCTGATCTCTTACCTCTAGTCGCATACCTAGTTGTAATAGTTGGCGTTTCATCATCAACAATCTCTGGCGTTACTTCAGGTGTTACTTCAGGAGATACTGGTGCTCTATAATCTTCTTTAGATGTACCTGTTACAGTTTCCTTTGTTTCTTGAATTATTTTTTTGCCAGGTTTTTCAATAAGTTCTTCAAACAACTTATCACCACCCTTAGTTATTGATTTAATTACTGAACCCATTTTAATTTCCTTCCCATGTATGCCACCCTAATTTCTTAGTTTCTGGTCTAAACCAAAAGGCTTTTTGATAGCCACTTCTTGCAAATGCTTTCTTTAAAACAAGAAATCCCATTCTTGTATAACCTTTTTTAGCAATAAAGTCTATAACCCAAACATTTTTGCCACCACCCTTGTACGCATCTACAGGAAACTCTGAGTTTTTTACATAGGATTTAACTTGTTTTTCACTGGGAAATCCCCATGTAGCAAACACTAACGGCTCCTGTATCACACTTCTAATAATCTTATACTGCATAATTCCCAAAGGTCTTTCAATATATTTCTGTATAAGCTTATCATCCCACCAATTATGAAACTCACTTTGTTTAATCATCTCCATAGCATCTGTATAGTCCTGCGAATACCTCATAGCGTAAAAGGATTGTACTCATTGACTGCCACAGACTGTGGTGCTCGTATCATCTTAGTACGATTCTCCAACCCTAAAGCTAAATATCTAAACGCATCAGCACTGTGACTTGTGAAGTCATGTCTTGGCTGATCCCTAAACATCCTTTTCCTGTCATCCCATTCCTGTCTATACTGCCTTAACATCTCAAGACCCTCATTGCATTTCTCTCTATCAAAATAACATTTAGGTATAAGCATCCTTGCAGCATTAATCCCATCAGCAATTTTCATCTTAGGTATTA